TTATGGCGCCGCTTTGTAGTTAAGCGGAAAGCGGTTGATCCAAGTCTTCAGTTCGCCTACCGTAATTGTGACCTCGTCGTTTGGAGCTAGTCGCTCAAAGAATTCGGCCCAAAAAATAGGTGCGAGTGCGGCCGCATCATCGCCTGCGAGGAGTGCGGAAAAATGTAAAATCCTGTCGGCAATACTAATTTCCCACTCTTTCGACTGCCGGTTTTCGATGCTTAGATTCCCAATGTCTGGGCAAAGAATGCCAGATTGATCACGCCATACTCTTGCTGTTTCTCCTTCTAAAGCACGTACTGTTCCGTAGCTGAGGTCCAAGTACTCTTTTGGTCGAACTTGCCCTCTTTCACTGCTTGCGTTGCCGGTAACGAACCAATACGCGAACTCTGGCCACACTCGGCAAAGCTCGTCGATCATTTCTGCTGTCACTCCTTTTGTTTTCCCTCGATCCAAGTCACGCCATTTACTGGCGCTAATACCTGTTAAAGCTGAAAACCATCCATAGTCGTTGTAGAAATACGTCAAGAATTCTCTAACTCTGTCTGTAGTCGTTGTTGGGCTCATCAATGCCTCTTGACACTCTGCTGTGCAATACGTTAAATTGGGCGCCATTGGATAGCTTTGGATAATATCCCAAAATATCCAAAAGGGGCGGAATAGCTCCTATCTTACTTTAGGTCGGGAAAACGGAGAACTGAATTGAGCAATGCAGAGATAAGTGAAGTGTTGACGGTTGAGCAACTCGCGAGATTCATCCATAAGACACCCGCGAGTATTCGTAGTGATGCCTCACGCAATCCAATTGCATTGCCTCCAATTTGCCGTTTACCAGGATCTAAGCGACTCCTTTTCCTGCTCGAAGATGTAAGGCAATGGATGTCGGCCTGCGTCGACCGTTCTAACGCTCTTTCCGTTCAAACATTTCAGGCAGTAGATCCGTCGGTTGCTCGGAAACGTGGCCGCCCACGCAAGGTGGAAAAAAAATGACCAACAATGCGATCGTCGATTTGCGTCGTGACTTTGATGAGACTCGAAAGCACTTTTACCGGCTCGCTGACATAGCCGCCATTCAGGCAACCGGCTCTGAGGTTGCGCTACACGCACGGTTGAACGCACTCGAATTCACCAGGCTGATGACGTCCCATTCTTTAAATGAAATTGGCGGCTTGCTTTCCGCTTGGTAACAGACCTACTACTTATGAAGAAAACTTCTCATTTTCGTTCTGACAGCGCCGCTGCATATGCCGTTGCCACCGGTCGATCAGATTCGGTTCGTTCCGTTAAATCGCAGGTGTATGGCGTTGGCAAATCTGCGGCCACCTGCGCCGACCGTACCGCCAGCGCAACCGCACTGCCGGAACGGATCGGCGCAGAGGCCGAAAAGGCCCGGTTAGTGCCGCAAATAGCGCAGGTAAGCGCAGCTGGATGCCCCCCCATTAATAACATGGGGGAAAACCTGGAAAGCGACGAGTCGGAAGCCTGGTCGAGCATCTGTGATGAGGACTTGGGCGAAGTCGAGTTGGTGATGACCGATAGCGGGAAAATTAAGTCAGTGATGGTTCGTCGCCCCTCCGCCGCTCAAACCTGCGTGATCGATTGGATCAATTTTTCGGTATTGGAAGATACCTGGTTCAAGACTGCACGTGAGCAATTGATTACTGATGACCAGATCATTATTGAGGCCAGCCGACAGCTTGAGAAAATTTTCGGCTTTGGCATAACGTCCAACCGCGGTAAGGGCATGAACTTTTACCGTGACTCATGGGTGCTTGGAGACGATATGGGCTTCGTGTGCTTCGGTAGCCAGCGCTCGACAATGCTCATCACGTTGACCGGTCAAGGTTGCTTGAACGCCGTGTCCGGTTGGGAAAAACGCCTGTACGACTTCCTCACGAAAACGGCGATCCGGCCGACTATTTCCCGCATCGACCTGGCGCATGATGATCTCGCCGGCGCGTACCTGTCCGTTGATTGGGCGTATCAGCAGTGGTGGGATTCCGGCTTTAGCTTTAAAAAAGGTGGACGCCCTCCTGAGATTCAGAAGGTTGGGAATTGGGATCGTCCGAGTGGCAAGGGCCGCACGTTAACTATCGGCCAGCGAAGCTCAAGTAAATACTGCCGCTTCTATGAAAAAGGTAGGAAAGAGGGTGACAAGTCCTCTCTATGGTGCCGTTGCGAGATTGAGTTTAAGAACACGAACACGATTATTCGCCCCGAGGTGTTGCTTGATCCAAGCTCGTTTTTTGTCGGTGCATATCCTTGCCTAGCAATGTTTGCCACTGTCGAAACGCCTGCTCGTATGGAAGTTAAGGCACGCGCTCAGCACATCACGGTGGATGATTCTATCGCTGTGACGAAGCGCCAGTACGGCAAATATATCCGTGTCTTTCGGGCATTGTTCGGAGACAAGGAAACGCTCGATCTGATCACCAATGAAGACGAAAACGCTTTTCCAAAGCGACTGAAACCATTCCTCAGTTTTGCAGATACCGGACCAGCTCCCGTTCACGTCGAGCCGCCGCCGTATGTTCCATCATTTTTTCATTTTATTAACACCGTCCCATCTTTCGGCCTCAATGGGGAACACGGTTTTGCGTAGGCCATGAAAAACGTAAAGGTATCCAATGAAATTTAGCTCAACCATCAAAGTGACAGGTATGAAGTTCTCCAAAGGCAAGATGGACAACGGCACAGAATTCGACAGCACCAAGGTGTATGTCGAGACCGAGCTCGACACTAGCAAAGACACCGCGATGGGAACCGCGTGCGCCGAATACGGGCTGGGCAAGGCTGACGAGTACCAGAAGTACAAGCATCTTGCGGATGCGCTTCCGTTCATGGCCATCGCTGACATGGAAATTGTCACGAACGGCAAAACGCAAAAGACGGTGATCCATTCCTTGAAGCCTATTGAGCCTGTGAAGGCTGCCGTTTCCGGTGGCAAAAATGTCGCCGCATAAGGGCGAGGTCAAGCTCATTGTCCAAGATAAGGAATCTGCCCTCTTCCTTATGCCTGTGGAAGGTGATGTTGGGTTTACGCCCTGGGCACATGAGGCTGGCCGTTTTGATGCGTATGCGGAAGCATATGACACGGCTGTAATTAACTGCCATGAAGGCTTCTTCATCGTTTCTGTCCTGCAGTAAGTTTTTACGACTCGATTGGATCTATGGAAGAGGGAGTTTTTTGATGGCCTTATCTACTGTTGTCGTGTGTGCGGATTTGTCTACTAACGCAGCAGCTGTTGCAGGTGCGCCGTGTGGTGAGGCTCAAGGCTTGATCACGGTTCAAACTTTGCTTGTTTCACCGTCCGAGTCTCCATATGACGCGGTGCAGGCGTCCGGTTTTTTCTTCTTCGGTTTTGGTGTCGTTGTATTCGGTTACTTGCTCGGCTTTGTTGTTGGGGCTGTGCGCAAACCCATTCGTCAGGGTGGTTCCTGACGGACGTATCCGGGGCGTTTCCCTGGTCTTTTGTTGGAGTGTCTTATGAAGGTTTTGTCAATCCGTTCCAAAGTAGTTCTGCTGGCCGTCCTCGCCCTGCCGATGCTGGCTCAAGCTGCCGGCGCAACTTCAGTTGCCGATCTATGGGCCTCGATCAGTTTCCTCGACGTCACCGCTGCCATCTTCGGCATCGGTGCGCTAGTAATCGGCGTTGACCTGGCCCAGCTCGGTTACCTGAAGGTGCGTCGTTTGGTCAAGGGCGCGCACTGATCGTCACCTCTCGCGGAATCGTGTGAGCATGGGTTGGACTTAGGTTCAACCCTTTTTTTCCTTCTCTGGTGGATGATATGGATGCTTCTTGGTGGTACTTGGCGTTTTTCTTCCTCGGTGTTTTTTCCGGCCATGCATGCGTGCAGGGCTTGAAGGGGTGAACATGCGAGCGTTCTTCAAGCTATTCTTTGTGCGCTGGCTGCTAACCGCGCTTGTCGCACCTGGTCTGTGTTTTGCCCAGGTGCAACCTTCGTCCATGCAATCAGCTGTTTCTGCCTTGGTCGTGTCGAAAGCTGGTCAGCGTGGCTTTGCCGCGAACGACCCTCGCATCGGGATGACCATGCAGGGTATTGGCTCTACTGTTGCCGGCTCCGCTGCTGCTGCTGCCGTCGTCACCGCTGCTGGCGTCACCGCCCCGGCCTGGATCACTGCTGCTGCTGTCGTCGGCCTTGGCGTCCTGTTCTCTGCTGGCATCAGCCTCGCGGTCGACAAGGTTAAGGCGTGGTGGTTCAACAGTGATGGTTCGTTGCAAGTCCAGGTAACTGATTCTGGTCCAGCCCTAATTGATTATTCCTACCCGGTGATGCCGGTCAACAATGTCGACGCAGCGGCGTGCACTGTTTCTATGATTTACAACTGGTGTGACTCTGAAGGCTCGAGTTATTCAGGTTGCCTTTTACCTGGAGCGCAGAACCCCTCGAACTTCTGTCGTCCTGGCTGGGCTCTTGATGGCAAGACCTCCACCACGTTCTCTGACGCGATGAAGCGCGCCGGGTACACGTATCGGACCAAGTCTGCTCCTGGCTCCGTGGAGATAAAGACCGCGTCCGACGCTGTCGCGGCGCTCACCTCTGAACAGAAGGCCGCGCCCCTCAATCCCGCGGTTCTTGCTGCGGTTGCTGATCGAGCTTGGAAGGCCGCGTCTCAGCAACCGGGTTATGCCGGTGTGCCGTATAGCAGTGGTGCCCCGATCACGGAGGCGGATGCCGCCACGTATCAGGCCGCTAATCCTACGACATATCCGACTGTAGGGGACGCCGTTTCTCCGGTAACTGTTCCTGTAGGTCAGCCTGCGTCGACTCCCTGGACTCCCGTTATTCCAGGCGGGGTTACGCAGCCCGGTTCCGGCGCTAACCCTAGCGACGGCACTGCGCCGGAATCCAAGCCAATCGATTGGGGTGTGTTCACGCCGCCAGTTCTGGAAGCTACCCCTTCTATTGAGAGCATTTTAGACCCGTTGTTCAACCTTTTCCCGTCTTGGTCGTCGTTTTCGTTTCCTTCGCATCAGTCAGTGTGTCCAACCCCTTCGTTTTCGTTACCTCAAGGCGTCCTGAACGGTCACACACTGCATTTCACGCAAATGTGTGACTTCCTCGAAGCTAATAACGTCAGAGTAGCCATGCAAGCGGCGTTCGCCGTCGCGTGGGCCATTCTTATCATCTTTATCATAATGGGGGCTTGATATGGGCGCTTTGCTGTCAACGGTCGTTGCGTTCTTGGTCCGAACTGTCCTGGTCAAGTTTTTGCTCTTTACGGTTATGTATCTGGTTGTCGCTGGTGTCTGTGGCTACCTGGTGTCGAAGCTACCCGGTCCCGCAGACCTGAACTTGGCGCTTGCGGCCTGGACTCCGGCTATGTGGTACTTCGCGGACCTCACGCTTTGGACGCAGTTTTTTCCTGGAGTGATTTCGGCCTATATTCTCCGGTTCGCTATTCGTCGTATTCCATTTTTTGGGTAGGTCATGATCGTTGATATTCTCATTCCGGCTTTTGTTCCAGATGCCTATCGCTTAGCCGCTAAATTAGATGTTGCTGATAAGGCCGAGTTCGTGAGTGGTTTTGTGCGCCTACTCGATTGCGTGTTCGGGCTTGGCGTTCTGTCTGTGGTCTTCGTCGTATTGGCTTTTACGTACGCTCGTGGTTGGTATCGGTCTGTTCAAGTGGCCCGCAAGAAGGAGGGCTGACCTGTGGCGATTAACTGCTATAGCGGGTTGATGGGAACCGGTAAATCCTACGAGGTCGTTTCCTCCGTGGTAGTCCCTGCAATCGTTGCCGGTCGTCGGGTCGTTTCGAACATCGCAGGTTTGAATAACGACGCGATTCGCGACTACTGCGCGGCCAAGTATCGCCTCGAGTTTGATCAGCTCGGGTGCGTTGTCGATGTCACCGATGAACAGGTCGGCTCTCTTGATTTTTTCCCCGATAAGGCTGCTTCGGAGGGTGGCGATGTTACCTCGATCGTGCGCCCTGGTGATCTAGTCGCGATCGACGAGGCCTACAAGATCTGGGGTAAGGACGAGAAGATTCATCGTCAGCATTTGGTGTTCTTCCGCGAGCATCGGCACTACATTCACCCAGATACAGGCGTGTCCTGTGACCTAGTCATCATGACGCAGGACATAGGCGATTTGCATCGGGCCATCAAGGCTGTGGTGGGCAATAATTTCAAGACCCACAAGGCCAAGGGGATCGGTCTGGACAACGTCTACACCATCACCATGTGGGAAGGCTGGAAGCAGCACGCCAAGCACATCGTCAAGGACTGGACCAAGACCTACGACTCCGAGATTTTCCCGCTGTACAAGAGCTATGCTGGGACTAGACAGGGCAAGGAGTTGAATTCGGATTCTCGCATGAACATTTTTGCTGACGGCCGCATGCGCATCAAGATCATCGCCTTCGTCCTTATCGGCCTGTTCATTTTATGGCGTCTTGGCTCTTGGTGGTGGGGCAAAGTGCATCCCGAAGCAGAAAAGCCGGTCGCGGCTGCCGCGTCCGTTGCCTCATTGCCTGCCGCACCTGGTGCGCCTGGCGCCGTCAAGCCGACCGCGCCGTCGACTAATTATTCGACCGAATTTCGCATTGCTGGAAGTATTGCTTCCGGTGGTTCTTCGTATGTCGTGCTGGTCGGCCCAGCCGGCGTCCGGCTTGAGCCTGATGCTGGCTTCGCTGGCATTGGCTTCGCCCAATCTGGCGCTGTCGATGGTCACGTCGTTACCCGTTTTTCCGGTGCTCCTGCCGGTTCCGCTGCTGAGGGTAAAAAGTGAGAAAGCTATTATCTCTGCTCGTTTTTCTGATCGTCTTGAGCGGTCGTGTTGCCGCCGCTCCGCTTCCTGGCGCATCCTTCGATTTCGACTCGATCCCGCTGGCCGACCTTGTGCGCGTCGTATATGTCCAGGCGTTCCCGGCCGTTCCTTACACGGTCGATCCTGCCGTGCTTCAGGATCGCCGACCGGTGTCGTTCCGCTGGCATACCGGCGACGGAGAATTCCGCGCTGTTTTCGCGTCCTTCCTGCGCGGCCTTGGTTACGAGTATGTCACGCGCGGCCGTCTCGATGTCGTGCGTCCTTTGCCGGCCGAGGTCAAGGCCTCTGCGGTTGAAGACCCGTCGCAAGAGGTGTTCATCTATCGGCCGCGGTTCCGCGACGGCTCGCAACTCATCGAAATGGTGTCGTCGTTGTTCAGCGGTCGGTTTACCAGTCAGCGCAGCATGAACATTGATGCGCCGTCTTCGCCTCCGGTGGGAAATACCCGCGCCGCGCCGTCGTCTGTTTCTGGAGCCGCGCCCTCGGGTTCGTTGCTTGACCTGGCTAACCGCAAGTCTGACGAGGTGATCTTTGCCGGTTCTCCGCGCGAGGTAGTGGCTCTCCGCAAGCTGTTTGCTCAGCTCGACGTGGACCCCGGTCAGGTTGTCGTGACGGGAGCGCTTTATGAGGTCAATACCGGTTCGCAGCAGTCTTCTGCGTTGCAGCTTGCCGCGTCTGTTTTGGGCGAGCGCTTCCGGTTCTCGCTTGGTGCGGCCCAGGAGGGCGGGAACTATGTCAGCCTCCGCGCGGGTTCGGTCTCGACCATCATGCAGGCGTTGGATACCGATTCGCGCTTCAAAGTGCTTTCCTCTCCATCGTTGCGCGTTTCGTCCGGCGAGACTGCGTCTTTAACTGTGGGGCAGGACGTGCCTGTGCTCGGCGCCGTGACTTATCCTACCGCCGGCGGCGCTCCTGTCCAGTCTGTTGACTATCGTTCCTCAGGCGTTTTATTCTCCATCTCTCCTATAGTTCGCGATGCTTCGATTGCCGTACGCGTCGATCAGCAGGTTTCTTCGTTTGTCGTCACAACTACAGGCGTAAACAACTCACCAACGTTAACAAAACGTCAGGTTTCTACGAGTGTTAACTTGGCTGAAGAAGAGGTGGTCGTGATCGGTGGGCTACGTGAAGACAAAGACAGTTCAACGGCCTCTCGTCCCCCATTTTGGACGTCGCTCTTCGGATCAAAATCTCGTGACACGACTCACTCTGAAATTCTGTTATTCCTTCAATTACGTCGGATCTAACATATGATAGATATTCCATACTCGTTTCATGCAAACAACAAGTGACTCTGATATGCGTCTTTACGAAATTGGTAAGGTAGTCCGTGCTCGCCGACTTACCCTTGGATTGACGCAGCAAGGCTTGGCGAGGTTCGCTGGGCTACCACATCACACGCTGTTGAGGCTGGAGGACGGCACAATTGATGATCTAAGTTTCGTGTGTTTGGTCAATTTATTGGCAATAGTCGGCCTTCGTTTTCCTATGCCGTCGATGGGAGCGAGGAACAAAAAGCACGGCTTGTGGATGGCAGCAAAAAACGCCAGTGTCAGCTACAGAGGCGAACTGGCAAGCTATCAACTGCAAAAGACATTGGCAACTGGATGGGTGGCTGCTGGACATGAATCCTACATTCTCCATTTTTTGGAGGAGGCGCCGCTGTCGATGATGGTGATGGCTGTCGAGGAAACCGCTACCTTGTGCGCAATCTCGCCAAGTCAAATTTGGACAAATATCGCCAGACTTGCTGCTCAGCTTGGAAGTGAACGCAAGAGTATCCTGGCTGAAGCGGTTCAATTTTAGCTTCCAGCCTGTTCCAAGACGCCAGAGTAAGCAGGGAAGGTATTGCTTGCCAGCCTTGGTGCTGGCATACCGAAAAAAGGGCGATTTGAGGCCCGCGAGGGCTGGAGCGAAGCGGAACCCTTTTTGCCTCACGGTGGCATGTAGGAGCGTTTTGGCCGGTCGTCCCGGCCAGCGACGATGCCGGCCGCCTCTGCCTTGACGGTACCGCAATCCTCATAATTATTTTCGCTGATAGCGAAAATTATTTGACAAATAGAGAATCGTCGAGTATTCTCTGTCTTAGTGGTAACGGAGATCAAATCTTGCTGTTTTGAGAGCTTCGGCTCTGTGGAGGCTTGCCTCTAACACTTCCATAACCTCGAACCGCGGTCTTTCAACACGAACGACTACGACACGGGACTGGGGGGAAAGTCTGCTTCTGGCGAGAGCCAGAAGCAGTTGATAGGTGCAGGGGGAAAAGCGCGGTTCACTCCGTATTGGATATTCATGTTTGCGAGCGAGAGATGTATAGCAATTCCGCTATATGTCGCGACCATGAAAGGTAACACTATGTCCAGTAAAAGAACCACTGAGGCGCGCCCGTCTCAAAAGAAGAATAAATTGCTTGTGTTGTTGAACACTTGTCTCAAAGTTGTGAGAGTTGTTGTACTGCTGTTGCACGCAGTCCAAAAACTTTACGAGGTAGGTAGCAAGCTTTTTAAATTCTTCGAGTAAAGACTTACCCCGCAATTATTAATTCATTCGCATTTACCAGGAGGACATTATGCTAGGCGAAGCACTTCGCTTAATCCGCGTATATAATGATCTTTCTCAAACTCAACTATGTTCGCAAATTGGTGTATCAAATTCGTATTTGTCGGAAATAGAGTCTGGGAAGAAAAGCGCTACATTGGATCTTTTAAAAAAATATAGTGATAGATTTGATATACCTATATCGTCATTGATATTCTTTTCTGAGAATCTAGAATCTCCTAAGATTACAGATAAAATTCGTGTTGGAACTGCACGTAAAATTGTTGCACTATTGCAATGGGTTGAGCAAAAAAATGACAAATCCACCGCTAAGATTAGTCACTAAAACCCCAAAGAAGTTCTATCCAATAAACCAATCTGCACTTTATAAGATTGGGTCAAAAAAAAGACTGGCAAAAATACTTGCTACATCTTTAGAAAGAATTCTATTGCTTTCAACCGCTACGGATAATTATAAGATTTTCTGTTTGCCAGAAGAAGTATGCGAGTTCACAAAGAAAACAAAAAAATCACGATGGGTTCAGGAGCCAAAGAGGCCGCTGCGGAGTATTCATGAGCGGATTCAAAAGCTGTTGAAATCTATAATTTATCCTGATTATAGTCACGCCGCAGTTAAGGGACGTTCATATAGGACAAATGCTGAAACACATAAGGATGCAACGCGTGTAGCAACATTTGATCTTAGAAAATTTTATCCTTCAACCTCTAGTTCACGTGTTCGCGATTTTTGGGCGGAGCAAATGTTATGTGCTCCTGATGTCGCAGATTTATTAGCCAAATTGACTTGTCATGAAGGTTGTCTGCCAACAGGTAGTCCTTTAAGTCCATTGCTTTCGCTATATGCTAATCGGCCCATGTTTGATGATTTAAATGAGTTGGCAAACTCTCATAATTTGAAATTTACCTGCTACATTGATGATTTAACGTTTTCAGGACCCATTATTCCTATCGGGTTACCTAGATTAGTGTCTAATATTGTTCATCGTTCAGGACATACATTATCTGTTGAAAAAACAAAGATTTTCCGTAGTGACCAGCGTAAACATGTTACTGGCGTAGTCGTGTATGGAAATTCTTTGCATGTGCCTTACAGCCGATTTTTTAAAGCGAGAGCAATTCAGAACGCTTTTGATTTGGAGAAAAATTCAATTGCTAAGCTGGCTCTCGCTAGAAAACTTTCTGGCTTGCTTGGTGAGGCTGCTTATTTAGATACTCGCTATGCAGATTTGGCAAAAAAATCTTATGTGGAATTAAAAAGGATAAATGAAGAAATAATGCGAGATAAGTTACCTTTTTGATTTTTAAAGTATCAATTTAGTTTTTTTGCTAGATCTTCTGCGCGTAAATGTGTATAGCGCTTAAGCATGTCCAGTGTTTTGTGTCCGGTTATAGCGGCTACTTCCATCACATTTAAACCCTTTTCAAATAATCTACTGGTGGCTTCGTGGCGTAGGTCATGAAAGCGAACTCCGGAGATATTAGCCCTATGAGGTTCGCAAGCTCGTTCAAATGCTTGACTCATAGACTCAGCTTTTAGGGTGAACACTCTTCCTTCCTTCTTTGCTCCGAAGTCCTTAAGCGCCTTGAGGGCCGCTTTCGACAAGGGAACCGTGCGAGGTATATCCGTCTTTGTTTTGGGTAGATGTGCCGTTTGTTTTTCTAAGTCAACTTCCTCCCAAGTCATTGTAGCTAGCTCGCTCCTGCGCATGCCTGTTTCGACAGCTAATGTCACGATCGTTCGCAACTCATCCGAACCTGTGATTTTTAGAATTTTGGTAATTTCCTCTTCCGTCACTCTACGATCACGTCCTCGGGGCTTAACCGGTTTGCGTACCTGGGCGGTTGGTAATCCACCAGGCAGGGCAATACCCCAATCCATGCTGGCGGTCTTAAGAACACGGTTGAGTAGGTTGATTTCGTGAATCACTGACTGTGGTCCGACGACCATCAAGCGTTGGTCACGAAACCTTGCAACTTGAGTTGAGTTCAGGCTGGCCAGGCGGTAATCTCCAAATGCTTCCACCAATGTTTTAATGCGAGATTTATCCGACTGTTCGCTGCGCTTGGTCGGCAGTACTTCGGTGGCAAATCGTTGCAGCACATCTTTGACGAGTGTCGCTTCGGCTTCGGTGCGAGATACGAACACGCCGCGTTCCATTTCGGACTCGATGATGGTTGCCCAGCGCCTGGCGTCAGCTTCCTTGGTGAAGGTTTTGGTCTGGGTCGGGTAGCCGCGCTTGCGAATTTGTACGTGGTACTGGCCTTCGCCTTTTTTACGGATGGTGGGCATAGTGTTTGTTGGCAGCATTGAAATGAGGCAACAGTGTGCCAAAATTGTGCCAATAAAGGTGAAATATCTCGCTAAGGCCCATAGATGCTAGTTCTAATTTGGGCCTCCGAAGCCAAGGGTCGTGGGTTCGATCCCCGCCAGCCGCACCAAGTTTCCTTCAGCAGATCAACGAGTTAATTGAGAGTTTGCAGACCGCGTTCATGCAAACCGACAGCGATTGTAGCTCGTCACTATGCTCAGATTGTTCACTCTAGCGAGAGCGATTGCCTTGTGCTACCTCTCCCTCAGCCGATACCCCCTGTCAAGGGTAAAGACCATCAATACCCCTGCTGCTTAGTGTATTGCAAAGCGACCCTACGGGCGGGAGGTCGCGATAGCTTGTACTGACGAAAAACGCACTCTGCTGTCAAAGCTCCAACAACAACGACAGAAATCTACCTTAAGCCCCTTTTTTTGAAGCCCTCCATTCAGGAGACCACCGGGGGTCTTTTGATAAAGCTGCTAAAAGCAAGAACGAGTCAGCCGATCCATGTGGATCAGCTCTGGCTCACACGAGCAGAGTTTGTCTCGCGGAGGCCCATCTGTGGAAAATAGAGCTATACACCAAATGAGCCCCATAGCAGAACGAGGCCACCAATGACTGCGACTAGCCCCAATAAGAGTCGCTGAACGCGTCGTAGACCGTCGGGACCGAAGCTGTAAAACCCTATAATCCCTCGTTGAATTGAGCGACTTGCGAACGCACTCACAAGAATAAGCACGAAACTTGCCAAAAATCCTACGACGGCTAAAACAGTCAATATTGTAAGAGAAACCAAATCTGGCGGGCCGAAGCCAACGCCAGACAAACCAAAAATGGGAATATTGAAACCTTTGAAACCTGCGGACAAGTTTTTTGCTAGGTCAACAAGCCATCTGACCACTAGAAACCCGCAGTATCCGATCGGTAACGCCGCCGCAGGAAAACTTGAAGAAACAATGAGTTTTCGAGTTGACTGAGTTACGTTTCCAACCACCAAACCACTGGCAACTTGTGTAACGAGCCAGACAAGAATTGCGCGGTCGAGACTGAAGAAAAGTGCCTTGGGGAGGAGTATTCCTGCGATGAGCGCGATGAGGCATGCCGTTGCAACAGCCTCAAGTTGTCCACTCAATGCAGATTCGTCACTGTTCATTGCTTCGTCCCAGTAGGATAACTTAGTTACGCCTTGAGCTTAGTCCTGTTCGCGTTTTCATGCTGCACGCCAGCGCCGCATGTTTTTGTGCAAAAGCTGATGCAAATGTCCGCGACGCCCCTGCCGTTGTCGCTTCACACCCTCCAAAGCCCCTCCACCACCGATATCAAAATTGATATCAAAACAGTGGAAAAATTGATTGGAGAGATTATCGCCCAGCCCCTAAGATAAACGCCGAGCATGCGAACGACATGCAAGCAGCACAAAAAATATCAATACAATATCTGGAGATTCATGATGCGCAACGCCACCGGCCCGCTCGCGGCCACTTTCCCTCGTCCATTCATGTTGAAGGCAGCCGTCGCGGCATTGGCCGGTATCGGCTTGCTGAGCACGGTTTCGGTCTGGGCGCAGGATGCGGTGGCGGCCGATGCCAGTGCCGAGCCTGCCGCGGAAGTGGCTGTCGTGACCGTCAGCGGCGTGCGGCGCTCGGCGCAAAACTCGCAGCAGATCAAGATGCGCTCGGACCAGGTCATCGATTCCATCGTCGCCGACGACATCGGCAAATTTCCTGACAATAACGTGGCCGAGACCCTGGCGCGCATTTCCGGCATCCAGATCCGCCGCGATTCGGGCGAGGCGAGCGCCGTCATGATCCGTGGCTTGCGCGATGTCACGACCTTGCTCAACGGCCGCGAACTGTTCACCACGACGGGCCGCTACGTCAACCTGGCCGACATTCCTGCCACCATGCTGCAGCGCGTCGACGTGTACAAGTCGCAAGGCGCGGACCAGGTCGAAGGCGGCGTGGCCGGCATCATCGACGTGCGCACGAATCGCCCGTTCGACTTCAAGGATTTCACGGCCAGCGTCAACACGCGCGCCGTCTACAGCGACAAATCGAAAGCCACGGACCCGAACATCAGCGGCATGGTGGCGAACCGCTGGAAGACGGGCATCGGCGAAGTGGGTGCGCTGCTGGGTCTGTCGCAGCAGCAGCATCGTTACCATGAGGAACGCGCGTTCAGTACCGCGCCCGTGGATAAGAGTTTCCTGTCGCCGGGCTTGACGGGGCCGGACCAGGTGGGTTTGTTGCCGATCAAGGGCGACCGCCGCCGCACGACCGCCAATGCCGTGCTGCAATGGCGTCCGAACGCCGACGTCGAACTGTATGCCGAAGGCATGGCCACGCGCTTCCTTCTCGACGCCGAGTCCGACTACTTTGTCGGCTTGCCGTGGTGGGGCACGCCCGTGTCGGCGACCAAGATTCCTGGCAGCAACCAGCTGCAAACCCTGACCTCGACCAACGTCAACACCATCATGTCGACGCAGGCGAACAAGAACCAGACGAAGACGCATCAGTTTGCCGTGGGCGGCTTGTGGGATATCAACCCGGAATGGCGTTTCACGTCGGAAGTGGCCAGCACCAAAAGCACTTATGCCTGGCGCAATCCGATTCTCGACGCCATCACCGTCGTGCCGAACGCCACCGTCAATACCAACCAGAACGGCACCCTGCACGTCGACTACACGGGCATCGATCTGCAAGACCCGTCGAACTACTATCTGAAGGGCTTTTTCGACCGCTACGGCAAGGACCAGGGCAGCTCGAACGATGTGCGCGCCGACCTGGCGTACACGCCGAGCGCCGGCGGCATCTTCAAGGAAATCAGCGTCGGCGTGCGCGGCGTCAAGCGCGAAGCCGAATCGATCAAGAGTTTCGAGGGCAATGCGGAAGCACCGGACGTGTCCGGCGCCGCGTTTCCGTTCAGCCGCCAGAGCGTGACCTCGATTCCGGGCCTCAATTGCCTGTCGGAACCGATGTCCGGCGGCGGCCCCGATTATGGCTTGAAGCAATGGTACACGCCGTGCGCCAGCTTCCTGCTCAATAACACGGGTACGATCCGCCAGGCCGTCACGGGCAGCAGCGCGGCGCGCGCCATGGACCCGGGCTCATTCTTCAAGGATACGGAAAAGACGTATTCGATCTATACCAAGGCGAAGGTCGCCTTCAAGCTGGGTGCCTACCCCGTCGATGGCACCGTGGGCGTGCGCGTCGTGCGCACGGAGCAAAGCCTGCAAGGCAACAGTTCGCAGGATGGCGTCTACACGCCCGTCATCAGCGACACGGCCAGCACCGACGTGCTGCCGAGCGTGGCCCTGAAAATCAAGCTGCGCTCCGACTTGGTCGGCCGCTTCGCTGCCGGCCGCACCATCAGCCGCCCCGGCTTTGCACAGCTGAACCCGGGCGTGGCCCTCGTCAACTCGACGGAAACGGTGAAGGCGACGGGGGCGGGCGGCAATCCGAACTTGAAACCGGTGACGGGCGACAATGTCGATGCGGCCTTGGAATGGTATTTCGCGCCGGCCGGTTCCGTCACGGCCACCGTGTTCCACCACAAGTTCGACGGCTATATCCAGCAACGCATTGCCAGCGAAACCATCGGCGGCAAGGCCTACGACGTGGACCGCCCGTACAACACGGCCGCCGGCAAGCTGCAAGGCCTGGAAATCGGCTACCAGCAGTTTTATGACGGCTTGCCCAGTATCCTGAGCGGCCTGGGCTTGCAAGCGAACGGCACCTACATGAGCGGCACCACCGACGACGAGACGGGCAGCCATGCCATCACGGGCGTGTCGCGCTATGCCTACAACCTGGTGCTGCTGTACGAAAAGGATGCCTGGTCGGGCCGCCTGGCCTACAACTGGCGCTCGAAATTCATCGACAGCTACAACCAGGGCGGCCCCGGCCTGGACTTGAAAGTGGCGGCCACGGCTCAGCTCGACGGTTCGCTGTCATACAAGATCAACGAGCAGTTCACCGTGACCCTCGATGGGAATAACTTGCTCGACACCAAGTTCAAGGATTACTGGAACGAGCCGGGCGTGTATGCGCGCGATACGCGGCGCTATGACCGGACCGTTGGCGTATCACTGCGCTGGAAAATGTAA